GCTGCAAAACTTGTTAAATCTAAAGACATTTTATGTTTTTCCTTATTTGTCCTAATTAGTTGCTTTGTAGCCCTAATCAGGGTTAATAGCCGTACCGTGCGTTATTGCCGGCTTAGGCTGTATTATTTGCTCCTTAGCTGTGGAGCCTCCGAATGGAGCTTACTCTTCCCAACGAATCAGCTTAGCTGCTTCTTTAAGACTTTCTTCTCTGCTCATAGGTTTTGGGCCATTTTTTGGGCTCTCTTGGGCCAGAGAGTTCGACAGAGTTGGCGCTGTCTGTTTTGCTGCCGGTTTAATAGCTTGGGCAGCGGGGACTGAAGCTTGTTTGAGCTTCTTTAGCTTCTCTCTTCTTTGTAGCTCTACATTTTCCAGGTGTTTTTCAACCATGTCAGCCGCTTCCTGGACGTCTAACACTCTTTGGTTCTTATTGTAAAATTCTTCCACCACTTCATATACCAGGTCTATTGAGTTTTCAGTCCCGTTATAAGGCGTGTTGGCAATTAGTTCATATTTTTCAGCGTTCTGTTCTACCGCTAAGGCAATAGACTTTTTGTAGTTTGCTTGAGCCTGTTCAATTTGCTCTTGCTTTGTTTTTGTTTCTTTTTCGGCAAGTTGAGCTTTTAGTTCCTCTAGTTGCTTGCTGTATTTAGCGTCCATTTCTTTTTGAACGCGTGCAATGAGCATTTCCGGCGTGGGATTCTGCTCATTTAATTGCATTCTTGTTAACGCTTCAAAATCGTAACCCTCTTCAGCTGCAGCAGCCAGTGGATTAGACTTAAATTTATCGTATTTACCTTTTACGGCGCCTAGTTCTTGTTCACGCTCTGAAAGCTTTGTTTGCCACTCTTTTTCTTTGGCGGCAATTTCAGCCTCTTTTCGGGCTAATTCGGCTTGCTTTTGCTTGATTGTTTTTTCTTGTCTACTGAGCGCAGCAAATTTGGCAGCAAACTTATCTTCTTGTTTTGGGGCTTCAGGAGCAGGAGGTGTTGCGGGTGGCGCAGCTTGCTCTTCTACTATGGTACCTTCTACTTGGGCAACTTCCGTTATTACCGGTGTTTCGTCAGACATTATTTCTCCTAGGTTTGCCATTTAAGGCTTTATTACTTTATGCCGGTTTTAACCGGCTTTGTTTCATTAAAGTGCTGTTTAGTATTATTGTTGCGGGGCGTTAGGCAATAAGTCGCTAACAGGAGCTGCTGCAGGAACCGCTTGAGGCTGTGCCGCAGCCGCTTGCTGTGCAGATAACTCTTGCTGGGCTTTGTCCATAAGCTCTTTAGCGTCTTCAATCCACCGTCGGAACAGGTCCAGCATTTCTTCTGGAGCCCCATCTTGCCGGTACATTAAATAAGCTTGTTGCATTTTTGTTATGCCGTATTGCAGATTTTGGTACGGTTCTGGCGTTTGATATTCGCCCTTTTCCACCATAAGTTCAATTTGCCGCTCAATGTCTTCTACACCGGCATTAGCCATATTGTAATAAGACTTAAGGTCTGGGTAGTCAAGCAATTTAAGCCCATCTTCTTTGGCGATAAAACCGGCTTGAAGCAGCTCCTGCACTTCTTGAAACCGTGCAGCAGGTTCCTGGCTTAGCGCAGACGTTGGAAAAATTTGCAACATATACTGGTCGTCTTCTAGTTGTACGTCATTCCAATTAATAGTCTCTAAAAACTTTTTGCCTGGAACTTTTGCGGTAAAATCTCCGTTTTCTCCGGCAATATCCTTAATAAGGTCAATCATTATTTTAGCTGCGGTGATAAACTGAGATTCATAGTCTTTAAGAACCATGGTAAACCGCTCAGACTGAACGTCATTTAAGGTTCTAAGAGCTTTTCCGGAGTTAATGCCAGCTGGTTTTTCGCTTTGAGCAGTTAGTTGGCTTATTCCAACAATTTCATAAGCCCGGTTATAAAGCCTGTCTAAATGACTAAAAAGCTCCACTGGAATAGAGCCTAGTTTGCCCTCTGTAGGAGCGGTGCCCGCATACTTAATAATGCCGCCAATTTTATTATTTAAATGGGCAGACACAATTTTAGAACTGGCCTCAACAAATATTTTAGGGACAGAAACTAGGTGCATACTCACTTGAATAGTTCTAAGAATTTTGTTTATTTCTAATTGCAGGCCAGTAAGCTGCTCAGATATACCTTGGCCCCAAAACCCAATAGGTTTTTTATTCCAGCGCCAAAAAACAAACGGAAAATAGTCTTTGGTCCACTCTTCTTCAAATAATGTCTGATTTTGAATACAGATTGTGTGCTTGCCTTTTGATTTACCGCCGGCAGACAGTTTCCAACTTTCAATGACTAATATAAGGTCGCCTTTAACAGACATGGTGACAAAGTTAGTATTAGGAGTAAGAGGGCTTGTTGCCGCTTCAATTGCGCCGGCAGAGTCTGGAAAAGTGGCTTTCAACACTTCTTTGTGTACCCATTTTCTTTGATGCATTTGCAAAGGCTCACCATAAATACATTCGGTGTCGTCTACCATAATTTCGTCGATAAAAACTCTTTCGGCCTTAAGCTCCCCGTTTTGAGAAAAAAGCTTTAAGCATCCGGTGCCAAAAATAGCGCTATCTTTAAAGGCCATAGCCGCTTTATTATAAAAATCACAGCCGTAAAACGCGCCATCAATAAACTTAGTAAGTTTTTCGCCTTTTCGTTTAAGACTCCAATCGCCACCATCTGTCAAAAAATAAGGTCTAGGTTTGTTTTTAGTAATTTTACTGGCTGCAGTGTCAATCATGCTGCCAACCACATTTAAAGTAACTCTATGTTGCGTGTTGTAGGCTTGTTCTGCTTTAAAAAAGTTTTGCATCATTGTGCCGACAAACTCAGCGTTACCATATAGTCTCATGTATCGTAGGTTTTCTAGTTGCCGGTAAGACTGGTTTTGGTCCAAATAGTTTATATAGTTAAATACTTGCTGGTGTGGGTTTTTTTCTTTGTACCAATGATAGTCTGTATTCTGAATGTCCATTAATAGCCCTTTGTACCCCAGATAGGGGTAGGAATTGTGAATTAGGGGCTTTTATAGTATGATTTAGCTTTTAGAGGACCAAAACAGTATTTCCTCGTCTTCTGCGGCAGTATCAGCCATAGTTTTTGAGGAGTTAGATGTGCTTTCTGTGTCCTTTAAAGGTGCAGATTGGGCCTGTTCTAGGTCTAATAGGTGCTTAGTAAGGGCATAATCGGAAAGCTCAAACTTAACATCTCCAATTTGCACGTTTCTAAGGCCATTAACGGCGCACCACTGCATAAAATCTTTTAACTCTTCTAAATCATTAATCATTTTTGCTCCTTAAAAGCCCATGTCATCTGTATCGTTGTCGTAGCTAAAGATTGAGTCTAAATCGTCCTGGTCTACGCCCCAGTCTTGAATATGGCCTTGCTTTTTAAGCTCCACTTCTTCTGCCAGCCTAGCCTCCTCAGCTTCCAACCAAGCAGGGCTCCTAATGTCCATTCTAGGCTCTTTAACGGCCTTAGGAATGTAGTGCATAGCCGCTTTCCAACTATAAAGCACAGAATCGCAAATATCGCTGTGGTACTTATCGCTTATTTTAGGCTTTGCAGGGTCGTCCCAGTCCCAAACAACTCGGTCACAGTCTTCTGCAAATCTAGAGCCTTCAAAAGCTTTAAACTTTCCGGACCTTAAATCACCATTTAGTAGCGCTATAAACTCGTGTTTGCGTTCTTTTGCTGCCGCCTCTAGTACCAGGCCGTGCCTGTGCAGCAATTCTTCTTGGATTTTTTTACCTAGAGCTCCTGCGTCCATTACCATTTTTATAGGCTGATATTTAGACTGCAAATGCTTTATTTGCTCCGCAAGACTGGTAATATCTTGTTTAGGCTTTACAATTTCTTCAACCAAATAAGATGTGTTTTGCTTAAAATCGTAAGCCATTACTGCAATGGCGTCTGCGTCATTAAATCCAATGTCTATCCCAAATATATATTGCCAGTCTCCGGACGGCATGTGGGCATAAGTATTTATTGCCGGATTAAACTTAAAAACTAGCGCATTATCGTCTTTTATCCACTGACCAAAATACTCCCGTTGAATACTAGGGTCAGACTGGGTAACTCCGCGGCGTCTGCAAATTTCCTCTATGGCTCTTGCGGCAGATTTTCCAGACTTTTTTTCTATCCAAGGGTTGTCCTGCATAGTCCAATGGTGGTTAGACCATTCCAGGTTATGGCTTGCGCTGTAGAAGTAGCCGGAAGGAACGGGCCCTGGAGTTCCTATTAGCACTAAGGAGCCATCATAATCTGTTAGAGTAGGTATCAGCACGTCATCAATAAGACCTTCAATAAAGGCCCTAAAGGACTGAGACTCGTCTATATAAATTTTTCTTAGCGCCAAACCCCGTAGTTTTTCAGCGTCTGACTCATCTTTGGCGGCAGTAACATATATTTTGTTGCCGTTGGGGGTGTTAACTGTTAATTCCGTATTATCAAAGGTACATCCAAGTTCAAACTGTTTGTCAATTTTTATCAGTTCGCGCCAAATAATTCGCTTAGCGGTAATTCGATTTAAAGTAATGTAGGCGCAATCGCCTATTTGATTTATAGCAGTATGCATCAGGTCTGCCGCACAACTAATAGTTTTTCCACTACGACGGCTGCAGACTGCGGTTTTAAACTTGGCGGGGTCTTGAATGAACGCTAACTGTTTATCAAAGCAGTACTGTTCTAGGGTAAATTGGGGCTTTTCCGAAGCTTTTTTAGCTTTTTCGGCCCTTTTTAGAAGTTCCTGCTTTAATATACCAGCGCTTATTTTTGCCATTTATTATGCTTTTGCGGCCTTTTTAGGAGCAGTGTCGGCCTTAGATGTTTGAAGGTAGACAATGTTTGGCCACCCAACTTTAATAAGGCTGCTTTTGTTTTCAATAGTAATACCGTGCTCAGTCTCTGAAACAGTAAATCCAGACTTTTCCATTACGTCCGGATTTAAATAGTTGTGGTATTGTCCCTTAATAAGAATGGTTGTGTGAAACTTTACGTATTCTACTGTGCTCATGATATACTCCTATAAGCCCTTTAAAGGCTTTGTAAACTTTTTATCAATTTGGTTTTTAAATTTGTTGTAGACGGAAGAGGACTGTTTGTCTGCCAAAGCCCCTACACGCAATAAAGGACATTTACTAAATTCAACATTAACAGAAAAAATCATCACAGGAACAGTTACTACAGACGTAGACTGAATGAGTTCTTGTGTGCATCTAAGCACCACTTTGTTGTCAACGCCTCCATAGGAAACAGCGTTGTCACCAACCAACCACCATTCGTCTTTTACCTTAGCTTTATATTCTTGAAGGTTAATGCCAATTCGGGCCGCATTAGTTTTTTCCATAACTCGCACAATGTCTTTTGCCAATTTCAGTCGACTTTCTACCTCACCATCTTCAAACTGTCCTTCAAAGCCTCCTTTGGCTCTGTGAAACATAAGAATTCCTGCTTCTGTAATATAGCGCTGGCCCGGAAGACCTTCAACAATAGCTGCTGCCATAGACGCTGCAAATAAAGTTACAGTGTGAACGTTAGGGTACGTCTGAGCAAAAGCAATAAAATCAAGACCAGCGTCTACTTCTCCGCCTGGACTATCGATAACTAGGTAAATTGGGTAGGTTTCATTGCCTCTGGCAACTATTTGAGCCAAAAAATCCCTTTCAAGACTGGCCATAGAAGCCCCAGTAACTTCTCCGCGCATAGTAATTGTGTTGCGCTCATTAAGCTCTATACTGTAGACGGCTGCCGGGGAAGGAGCCGGAGACGCATTGCCAAGTAAGGCCACGGTCATAATTGCTAAAATAAGTTTATTCACTTTTTGCTCCTTTTTCAAGCTCTGTGGCTCTTTCTTGTTTAATTTTTTCGATTGCGTTTAATAAAATAATGTTGGCGGCCTTTTGTTGTTCCGCGTAAGCTGCCATACTCATTATTTGAGCAATTAGCTGGTCTTTTGGGAGCCGTTTTAGGGCTTTTATTGCGGTTTTTGTAAAATCCATTGTACTCTCCTTAAAAAATTTCGTCCACAATACCCATGTTTAGGCACTCTGTCGCGTTAAAATATTTGTTTTTTCCTGTTTTATGTAATTCATACCAAAATTCGGCGTCTGTACCTGTAAATCTTCCCATGTGAGAAGCCCATATCTTTTCTTCTTGCTCTGCTTGGTCTACCGCATCCTTGATTTCAACGTGTGAGCCGCCAACTTCATAGGAAGACTGGTGAGTCATGAACAAACAGTACTCAGACATTCTGCGCTTTTTACCACTTGCCAAAATTATGGTAGCAGCGCTGCTTACTTGACCATATGCTTCAATTATTATTTGACAGGAAGACGCCTTAATACGGCCAACAATGGCTAAAGCGTCGCTTGGATAGCCGCCTTCAGAGTTTAGGCGCAAAGTAATAGCTTTTCTAGAACCTTCTTCAAGCAGAGTTAGCCCGGCATCAATATGTCTAAACATATTAGAGTCTATTTCACCAACCACCTGAATAACTCTAGATTGTGTGTCAATACCCTTGTCTAAGGCCGTATTAAGCCTTAATTCTAACAGTTGTACTGCCAAATCTCTTTCGGAGCTCATTTATTACCTACGTTGCTGGGGGTAAAGGTTTCAAATATTCCATTAAAATGTAAGGATTGTGGAACAAATTAA